TCAAGTGGTTCTTCCACTCCAACCTGCCGCTGTCCACGACCACGAGGTCTTGCTTCATGTACCACAGGACCGCCGTGGGCCTTGCGGAGAATGCTCAGATTCAAACCATGATTGATTGGGTTCCGCAGAAAGCGGCCTACCTGATTGATTCAATGATGTCTTGCGGAGCGGTGTTGATCGACGAGTACGGGATTGTCAAGATTTCGTGCAGTGAGTCCTCAACCGCTCTGTACGCTTAGGAGGAGGTGACTATTATGGCATTTGCAGCAGCAGGATTGAACTGTATCGCGGTGGGTCCGCAGAAGCTCTACATCTACAGCACCACGGATGTATTGACCTCTGCCACCATCAAGGCAGATTTCGACACTACGAACTGTCCTGGCATGGCGGCGGGCGACCTTATCATCCTCGCCTATAACACCTATGCAGGCCTTGACATGATTCGGATCACCGATATTGACGCCGCGTCCTGTCAGTACACCGGTGCTTCTGTTGTGGGCTGACCTTTAACCAGGGGAGAGGGCCGGGAACCCTCTCCCCTCTTTGAAGAAGGGGGAATGATGTTAGGGGAATTATATGTCTTGATTCTTGCGGGACTTATCCCGTTCTTTTCCTGGCAGCAGCGGGAAGAAGGCAGGAACTACGTTTCCATGATCGTGACGGGGCTTTTTATGATCCTTTGGCTATGCACAGGAACCGTGCCGATTGTATGGGACACGACAACCATTCTTGTCTTGTGCTTCGCCATGTGGATGATCGCCTCGATTTTCTGGTCATATTCCAGGCAGAGCAGCCTTGACCTGTATTCGCTCATGGTCGGCCTCGTCATATTCCTCGCGGCGCGCCGGATATCTTTGCCGGTCCTCATGCCGATCCTATTCATCCCCGGCGTTATCTTTGCGGCGGCTGTAATTTGGTATCGCAAGGCGGATCATCCCAAAAAGAAGTGGTTTATCTTCGGGAATGACAACCATATAGGGGCGTTTCTGCTTGTGCCTCTGTTTGCCGGGGCGTGGCTGACGTTTAATCTATCATGGTGGATTGCGCCTCTGGTAGTCGTGATCGCCGTTGCGATGGCAATCAATCGTTGCCGTGGGGCGAAGCTGGGCGCATTGGTCGGCCTCATGTATGTCGCCTGCATGCAAACCGCATGGGCATTATGTCTTATTCCGGTCTGCGCGGTTGCCGTGCTGGTGGTCATGTATTACCGGAAATATGACAGCCGTTTCGTCAATTTGTTTCACAGGGAAACTCTGACCCTTGCCGCGCTCTACCTTATTAAACGCGCACCATTGGCCGGTCATGGCCTCCGCACGTTCAGGCGCGAGTATCCAGCCATCGTGCCGGAACTGGTCAAAAGTAAGTTCTATCATGACGGCTACCCAACCGAGGGGCGGACTTCGCATCGTATCCATAACGACCACCTTGAACTCATAATGGAGCTCGGCATTATCGGGTATATCCTTTTCATTTCCATTTTTTCCTCCTTGCTTTGGGCGGCAAACCCCCTCTTTGCCGGTGCGGTTATCGCCTTTGCGGTGCATGGGCTTTTCTTCTTCCCCCTCAGAGAGGCCCACACCGCAAACCCGTTCTTTGCGCTTGCCGGGGCGATGGCCCCCACTTCGGCGGCTGTCATGGCATTCCATCCACTGATTGCAACAGCCTTCGTGCTTATCGTTGGGCGCATCCTCTGGATCATTATCACGCGGACTTTTGGGCTTTCTCAATACGACCTTGCGACGAAGATCGCCGTAACCCCTATGCCGCAATCAAAGCAGGAAAAAGCACTGCTTGCACAGCGGCAAGGATTCATTAACGCCGCGATTCGGTGTGACCCTTACAACAACGTCTATCTGACAGAGGGCTATTATTACAATGTCTTTGACAATCCTGAGCAGGCTTTTCAGTACGCCTCCCGGTGCATGGAGAATTATGACGGCGGCAAGGTCCGGTGGGGAGTGTGCGACCAATACGCAAGGGCATTGCTCAGATTGGGCGGATTCGGAGTGGTGAAGATGGCCGCACGGTATGCCCTCCATATCTGCCCCACATTTAAGCAGACCATTGAATTGATGCAGCAAGTTGAACAGATGGAGCATCCCAAAACGGCATAGGAGTAGCGTATGGCCTCAATAGTTGAGTTATGCAATCAATCCCTTTACATGCTTGGCCAGGGCAGCATTATTGCGATGACTGAGGATAAGGAATCGGCCCGCCTCTGTAATGGCCGATACGCCTACAATCGGGATGCTACTATCCGTGCCTATCCGTGGAACTGCGCGACAGACAGGGCAGCATTGGCCCGAAGCGCGGATGCTCCTGTTTGGGGATATGATTATAAGTTTGCCCTTCCCACCGATCCGCTATGTTTGCGGGTACTGGAAATCAAGGAAGATTACGCGTGGAAGATCGAAGGCCGATGGCTTCTGACTGACTCCACCACGGCAACCATTCGATATTTGAAACAGCTTACCGACGTGAACGACATGGATGTTTTATTGAGGGAGTGCATAGCGGCTCGGCTTGCGGCTGATCTTTGTTATGCGCTTACGGGCAGTAAAACGCAGCAGGACACACAATGGGCCATATATCAAGCAAAGGGACGAGAAGCGAAGTCGGTTGACGCGCAAGAGGGAACGCCGGACGAATACTTTGACGACCCGTTTCTGGACGCGAGAGTATAGATGAAAACAAGCCAGATTTTAACTTGCTTCAATGGCGGCGTGTTCTCTCCCCGGCTGAATGGCCGCGTGGACATTGCGAAGTATTACAATGCCTGCCGGACGCTGCTTAATATGATCGTGTTCCCTCATGGCGGGGCGTCGCGCAGATTCGGAACGGTCTTTGTCGCGGAAACGAAATCAAGCGCAACCATAGCCCGTATCATACCTTTTCAATTCAATGTGGAGCAAGCCTATATCCTTGAGTTTGGGCAAGAGTACATCCGCTTTTTCATGAACAACGGTCAGATCGTGAGCGGGACAACGCCTTACGAAATAGCCTCCCCCTATGCAACGGCAGTATTGAGCGGCCTCCAATACGCACAAAATGCCGATACAATGCGGATTGTCAATGCCGCACATTATCCGACCATACTGACCCGCACCGGACACACGGCCTGGACGCTGGCAAGTTCTACCTTTACCGCTCCCCCCGCCGATTGGTCAGTAGCAAGCGGATTCCCCTCCACGGTTGCGCTTTACGAACAACGTTCAGTCTATGCCGGAACGACTCACAAGCCGCAGACAATGTGGTTTAGCGCGGTTGGCAATCTGGACGACATGACGACCGGAACCGCCGCCGATGACGCGATGGAACTTACCCTGGACGACAATAACGTCATAAAGTGGCTTATGGCCGGTCGCTTCCTGAATGTCGGAACTGGCGAAGCTGAGTGGGCTGTTTCGTCCGGGGCTACGGATGAAGCCATTACTCCCACGGCTCGGAAGGCTCGGCGCGTGTCAAGATATGGCAGTTCGTCCCTCGCGGCGGTTGCGGTTGCGAATGCTATTCTGTTCGTCCAGCGCAGCGGGCAGAAGTTAAGGGAGCTTGTTTATGACTTCACGCAAGATAATTACGGAGATCCGCCTGACTTGACGATCTTCGCGGAGCATGTGACCAAGACCGGAATCAAGGCTTACGCCTTCCAGAAAGAGCCGGATTCTATTCTCTGGTGCGTCCTGAACGATGGCACCCTTGCGGCATTCACTTATAACAAGGCGCAGGAGGTCACCGGATGGCACACGCACACGACCGGGAGCGATACATGCACCAGCACGTTTGAAGATGTCGCCGTGATCCCTGTTGCCGATCATGATCAAGTCTGGTTCATAGTCAAGCGCACATTGGCCGATGGCGATCACTATTATGTCGAATACATGGCCCCGGACTTCGATGATACGCAGGCAAATTGCTGGTTTGTCGATTCGGGATTGCAGTATTCGGGAACCGGCGCGACTCAGGTTTCCGGCCTGGATCACCTTGAAGGCGCAACCGTTTCCATCCTTGCCGATGGGTCTGTCATACCGGATGCAACCGTTGCATCGGGTGCAATCGCTATCAGCACAGCCGCGTCGGTCATAACAGCCGGACTTCCTTTTACTTCCATCCTTGAGCCGATGGATCTGGAAACGAAATCCGCCGATGGATCAAGCCAGGGGAAGCGTAAGAAAATCCACCAGGTGATGGTTAGATTCTACAAGACACTCGGCGCGAATATCGGAAGCAGATCAGGAAACCTCGACACGATACCTTTCAGAACGCCCTCCGATCCGATGGACAGCGCACCCCCGTTATTCACCGGTGACAAGATTGTGCCTTTCAATGGCGGATGGGACAGACACGGGTATATCAGGGTTACGCAAGAGCAGCCTTTACCAATGACGGTATTGGCAATGGAGCCGATTGTAAATAGCGAATGATTGAACTCGTTAAATTCAAGCCCGAGCACATGGCGTTGATCGAGAAAGCTGACCTTGACGCCAAAGTCCTCATGCTGGTCGGCGATCTTGACCATAGGGCCGAACAATACGCGAAGCAGGGCCCGGCTGTCACAATGCTTCTGAATGGGGCTATTTTGGCCGTAGGCGGGGTTATTCAGTTTTGGCCGGGCGTTGGCGAGGCATGGATGATGGTTGCACCAGAGGGCAGGAAGAAGGGTTTAAGGCTCTATTGCTACATGAAGGCGTTTCTTGACCTCTGTTTTAAGGAATACGGTTTCCATCGGATTCAGGCAAGCGTCCTGTATGACCAT